GTGGGGCCAATCAAAGTTCCAAATGAAAAATCATCCTTGGCTCCGCGGTAAATTTTAGCACGCGGACCTGTAATTCTAAGAGAGGGCATAAATCCTGTAGAATAAAGTTCAGAACCTCCGTCATTAACATTACATAGCAATCGCTTAGTAGCAGATAAAAACGGCATCTGGACTTCATGAATAGGAGTAACAGCTGGAAAAGTAATATGGGAAACAGCATTCACACTATTGGTCTCTTCTGGACCGAAACTCGAAAACAAACGTTCAATCGTACTTACGAAGGGAGAATAAATCTTATCAGCCGTGCCGTCAAACACGAACTTGTAAGAAATACCACCTCTCCAATAAGCATACATTGAACTCAAGTAAGATAAATAATCACCCTCAATCATAGACATATGGGATAGTAAAACATCACTTGTTTCTACAGTCGAAGTATAGCGATGAGCCCGCGTAAGCGGACGAAGACTCTCTACAGATTCTCCACCGACTCGTTGGGCAACAGCGACATTCAGCGACTTATCATTCACACCACCATAACACACAAACTTGTCGCATTCTTCTTTCACACCTAAATTAATTTGAAAATTAGCATAAGGAGGGGGAGGAGAAGTTGGGGGAAGTGCTTGGGGACGCACACCAGTGTTGGCAGAACCAGCAAAAGTGACATTCTCAGCATGTTTCCAAACAAAAATATCTACGGATTGAGAGACAGTTTCAGGACAAATAAGGGAAGTTAGAGGTTTAATAACAAGAAAGCCACTAGGACACACTGAACCGGCACCACTAAGAGGATTAGAGGTAACGTTAGTAAACAGCATTTCATAGGGACTAACATAAGGACAAACAAAATCAATCTCGTTCTGAAGAGACAGATCGAGAATGGTTCTGTAACAGTTGGTGGCATCAAAACTATCGGGTATACCGGCACCTGTACCGGGAACAAAAACAATTTCTAGACGACCTGTATGAAAAGCCGTCTTTGCGACACTAATTTTAAAATGGATATCTGCACGCCACTGGGTAAACAATTGTCCAACAAATTCAAAAGGAGTGGGAGCTAAATAAACACCAGTGGGAGGAAGTCCACCAACCGCCATAATACGCTTCTCGTCCACACCAGGACTACAACCATATGTTCCAATAAGGTCCGTAGTTGCAGTCGTGGTATAGGCGACAACGTCAATAAGACTAGGCCTTGAGCACACATAAGATATATCCATTTCGTCTTCAGGTCTCAGGAAAACAGCCTCAGTACCAACTGTATTATCATTGCTAAAAGCTAAAACAACACTTTGATCCTGACACACATTCTGAAACATTCCGCGACCGGGAATAATCGTACGTGCACTCGCCCCACTACCCTCAACAGGGCGGGAAAAGCCAAAAATACTAGCAACCTTATTAACAGAGTTCGCAACCCATTCGACAGGAGCGGCGTATTCGGTTAGAAAGGGAACCTTTTTAAGGAACCCTGCTGTCTTACCAACTACACCGGAAACCTGTTCGATTGGACCGGGAGCTTCTTTATTCACTTGGAAACGAGCAACTGGGAGAGGGGGGGGGAGTTTATAAGTTGGTCCTCTCAGAACAACATCTGTGAGCCAGCCGAACACCTGAATATTGACTTTAAAACCTCCTGGACCTCGAAGAGGACCAAGTGCATAGACATTAAGCAAAGTATCAACTAAATCATATGAAGTAGAGAGGAAACAACTTTCGACAAGATAGGTCCATGGAATTTCGATTTCAACAGTGTTATTTACCTGGAAATCTAATTCAATACCTGGATAAGAAGTCACCGCCGGGCGACTTTTATTATCTATCCTCGCTGCGGCCGTCAGCTGACGGTCCATAGGCGCATAAGTGATCCAAAGTTTACCACAAGTGAAAGGATTGGCGTTAACCATAACCTTAACATGTGCAGTAGCTCTGAAAAATTCGAAGTTTTGAACTTTCGAAATCTTATTTCCAGCAGCAAGAATAGCTCCAGGCATTCCTAGGGAGAGAATTGGAGTTTGGCCATTAAAGGGTTGCAAAGAAGTTTGCGTACCTTCTAGGACTAATTCTGTAAGGAGAGAGGGACGGGACAAAATATTCTGAATACTATGAATGTAATCTAAATTATCAATATCATTCTCCAACACTTTGGGGACATTATCGGTCGTTTGTACAGCATCTACAAAAAGAGTAGTCTGTACGATATCAGTTCCTTCATTAAAAGAGGGAGTGCTTCCTGAAGGGCCAGAAACACTTTCTTGAGTGGGTTCATTTGTTGTAGCAAGCTAGGTTTAAAACGACCGGTTGTTACCGTTTGTAGCTCAGCTCAGAGCGACGTCGAGTTTAGACAAAGAGAATTGAGTGGGGCTGCCACCTAGGCTTCTCGATCTAAATAGACCACCTAACGAACTATGTGGATTGCTCATTGCAATTTACAAAACACAATTAGTTGTGAACATATGAATGTTTACACAACCACGTTCGCATTTCGAACACAGACACACCTCAAATGGTTTCGGCGATGTGAAAGAGTCCTAGATTCAAAAATAAAGGAAGTGCTTAATTCAACAACTATTGCCAGAGGCTACTAATGGTAGCTATCGGGCAGGACATAAACATAAGTTTATTACAAAACATAAAGATTAACGCTTGCAAAAGCGATACTAAAATAATAAATAAATTAATGTGATTTAAGTTTTGGGGGGGGGGTAGATTTATTTATGTCGAAAAATAAATTTTAAAAGAAATCGGTTAGTTTAATCGAGAACTAACAAGCAGACAAGGAACGCGTGACATAGCGTATCATATCCCATAATTGGGACCCGATAAAGGGCATTTGAGTCAAGAGATATAAAAT